TCAAGATTATACTTCTTCAGATCCTCAACACCGCGTCCGTATTCCTGTACGCGTGCCTCTAGATCCTGGCGGACACGTTGGCGCTCAATGTCCACCTTCTGGGTTGCAGTGTTGTTGTGGTTCTTGTAGATGTAGTTACACCACCATCCACCCTTCTCTCCACAATTACCCTTTCCATATTTGGTTGCCTTGTCCCAGTCGTTTCCACAGAAACACTGCCCATTGTCTTGCATACCAAAATATTTATAATCTTTACATTTCTTGCTACAGTTAGATGCGCCATTCACGCTGTTATCTGTACCCTTATAATGAGGAAGCGTTCGGTCTCCAGTGTCTTCACTGTCCATGTATGGTCCCACTTTGGTATAATCCGTTGACAAACCCGAGGAGTTGCCGTTCTGAAAACCCTCTTGTTTGGTGCGCTTCACATAAGTCGTCCATGTATATTGGGGAGGAGGAGCCACAGGACCGCTCTTGTCTCCCCTGGGAGTATAATATTGATACACCTGTGTGCGTTCGTTACCGTTTCTCCTGCATCCTTCTTCCCATACACGTTGTCGTGCAGCACAACTTGCCCTGCTCGGTGTATTGCTACCACCCTGGTCCTTGTCATCAAACCAATTAGCGTCAGTCTTGTTGGGCCATGCGGAACAATTACCAACAACCATCATTTTACATCTTGAGTTCACTTCGACAACCTTAGCAACATCTTTAGCAGCATTTTCAAGCCAACGGAAAAACCCAAACCCCTCTACGACGGGTTCAGGCTTACCGAATAAAGAAAACCCTTCCCTATTCTCATTTGATGTAAATCCTTCGGACCCTCCTGTTTCTGGGAACCGCACAATTTTGTCTGAGATATTCTTCTTAATATTTCCCCAAGACGTATGACCATCACCAGCCTTACAGAAACCATTCACATTGCTCACGTTCTTGTATGTCTTACATGTGTTCACATCAGACATTAGATACATGTCACATGAATCATCATCTGCACATGCTTTGGCACACTTACCTTCTTGCATAGAAGATTCGCTAATCTTTTGTGAATTGGCTTTGATATAGATGTCCTCATTATTACAGTATGAAGACGTGTCCAGAAAGGAATCCTTTATGTTTGCTATATCATCAGCAGATAGGGACCCACGCGACTGGACTCCTACGTCGCCGCGATTCACTGGTTCCGTACGCGTCTCAATGAACGAACCTGTTGCAGCATTGAAACGACCTTGCCAGACGTCCCCTTTGAGTGACATGGAGTAATTTGCAACAGGTGCATTGGGAAGGATGTTCACGTCCTTCATCCAACAGGAGTTGTTCCCCGACCAATGACTAAACCCTCCACAGTTCTTGTTCGTATCACATGCCGCTTTACAACTCTCAATTCCACCAGTTTGTCCCTGCTTGATGAGGTATGATGGAACATTCATACCATTGATCAACGAGTTGTTATACTTGTCGTACACCATGGATTCATGTTGAGATAGCTCAACGTTACCGACCTTCTCACGCATTGTGTTCTGTTTGGCGTGCAGCGTCTCAATCTCTGAAGAAACTCGCGACATATTGTTAATGATTCTGTCTATATTACTGCGATTCGATAACAGATTGCGGGCCTGATACACATCGGTAGTCGTGTTGCTTCGAGTCGCTCCACGCGACTCGGGAAACTGGATGTTAGTGTAGAACCCTTCTACACTTTTCTTCTTTTCTGCTATCAGTGGAGATGACTGTGACATATGTTATGATACCTGTATAGTATAATGACATAAATTATTCGTACCAGAATGCGCTAAAGCCATTCAATCCACAAACCCCATTTGCCGATTATTGACTCATAGAGGAAGAAGGCACAGAAGGCACAGAAGGCGTGGAACCTGATTTTGACCGCACACGCAGGTAATATATTACTGCAAAAATTGTGATAATCCAAATAGGCAATATCATGTGTGACATGCCAAGGAACGCAGATAGAAGTGCAGTGCATGCCAGTATAACGAACAATGATGCTACCTCTCCCTTCACACTCATGCCTACAGTAGGTATAAACACATAGAGCATGATAAGAATGACCAATGTAATGGCAGTGATGCCCCACGCCCAGTAGACGAGACGCGAACTGTCTATGTTCATCTCAGTTGAGATCTCTTCCGTGCGCATGGTATCATACTCGGCGATCGCCTCCTCTACAATCTTGCGCTCCTCCAGCATGGCCATGTATCGTGCAGTCAGATCCGAATACCTAATGTCATTATCCGATTCATACTTAGACAGTTTATCACCCTTATCCCTCGCAACGGCAGCGTAGTGCAAATGAAGCTTTTCACTCACCTTAACAAGTTCGCTGTTCTTAGCACTTATCTTCTCCAGTAGAATCAGTTGGGGGGTATTGTACTCGTCCATAGTGGGCCATATATTTGGTTGAAGGACTGGCGGAGTCGGTTTTTTCTCGGGTCTGGTGACCGTACCCAGCATCAGTTCCTGTGTCCAGGCACTATTTGAATCGGTGCGGCGAACAGTCAATGTATTCCCGACAACCTCGACGGCGAATCTGTCACGCCATCGCGGGTCCTGGTCGTTCAATGGAGTGGGGGATATTATCATGTTTGCACGTGGAAGCGACACCGTCTTGACGGGACCACCTGGTCCAACGTATATGTTCTCAGTAGAGTAGGTAGAACCCCAGTCTGGTTGATCAGGCGGTCCCGCCACATCGGTCGCGCTAAACGAGAACGTCTGTATGCTCGCTGAACTTCCAAACGCGGGACCCGTCCAAGTAACCTTTTTGTTCTCATCCATGAACTGTAACTGCAGATTGCGCGCGCGCCACTGACAACAATCCCCACGATTATAGTACACGATCTTGAATATGTCTCGCGGCGACTCCAGATCCACTTGCCAATACGAACCCTTAGTACAGTTGCTGTGGTAGATGTATGGGAACGCACGAGCACCGAGGTTCCCATCGACCGCAGTAGACGATTTTATGTCCCACCCACGCCCATATCCAGGCGTTGCCTCTGTGGGCTTGTACTTGGCAATGTTAACACCTTGATTGTCCATGGGATATACAGCCAATTGCGATATCTGCAAACAAGCCTCGCCACCACCGATCTTGTCCGAGAGGAAAACGCGGATGTAGCGCACCTTCTTGGCCGCCGCAAATCGTTTCAGGTTCGAGACGACGAACTCTTTCACCAAATCACTATCCTTCTTAATAAAGTCGGGGAGAGAACAATTCGTATCACTGTATGGAGTCTTATTTGTCTGTTTGTGGTAGGTACCCAGTTGTGGCGCCTCAACGTTCTGGAGAATGCATCTCCAGGTGACGTCGGTGCGTACGAGAATTCCCTTCTTGTAGTAATCGTACCAGGGGAACCGCCACCACCACCTAGGCAAGTTCAATCCTGGAGCCTTGTCATACAAGGGACTGTTCCACATGGTCCACTGCATGCCAGCGGGACCGCCTTTATTCAATCCGATGACCATGATGAGATTGAATCCCTTGTTCAGCTTAATGGGTCCAGATTTGTTGCCCACCTTACCACCAGCAGCAGACCACCAACCACCCTGACTCCATCCACCCTCTATAACCTTGCCATACACATCCACGTTATTCACATATACCCTACACGCGTCGTCGGTCCAACCGTACAGGTATCCCGTTATATCCCCATCGGGATCCACGAAAAAGGGCTTGTACATGATGTAAGGGACGTTAAGTGGCTGCAAACCCCAGTTCTCCTGCTTGCGGTTGTACGCGCTCATATCAGCCCACCATCGACCCCACCATGTATTTGAATACCAGCTTGATTCATTACGCGACCAGTTACGAGGACCATGTCCGTACCATATTCTGTCGCCCGTATTCAGACCGCCCCCAATCACACCCCATGGACTTCCATTCCATAAGTTTCCGCCCATAAAACCATATCGGTCAGACTTCTGTCCACCCATGGTCCATCCACTGTTGCCCACGAGCATCATACCCACGTTCTGTGTTGGAGCGGTCAACGAGTATCCCGACTTCTCCCATCGCTTCACTGGGTTCCAATTAGCGTTATGTTTGTCGTTATATGTCCAAAATTCCATATCACGTCGCGAATCAGCACCATATAATGCATTGCTACGTTCGCGGTAGTCATTGACGTAGTAGTCGGCGCGCGTGGTGGCGGCAACGGTCTCTCTCGCACGAATCTTGTTCAATGATCTGGCGTGGCGTTCTTTTTTATCCTTGTTGTACTTGTCGTCGTCCACGCGATACTGCTGCATCTGGTCGTTCCAACTCCTAGTATCTTGTTTCTGATACCGTTTCCACTCCTCTGAGTTACGATAATACTTGTCGTTCTCTCTTTTCACATACGAATCATAGTCCCAATAGTTACTAACTTGATTGTTGAACTTATTGATACGTTCGTTGTTTGTCGTATCACTGCTCGCAACGTAAGTAGAATAATATTCAGTCTTTAGAGCCTGATACTCCTTCATCACTTTATCAAACTCCTCTTGGATGATGCTACTACTGGACACATGATCATCGACAGTGGTGTTATACTTACCCGAAGTAGCTTCATCCTTTATACGCTGCTCATTTACAGGTCGCAGCAAACTGGCAAGTTCCTGGTCGTCCTGTTGTATTTGATGGAGAGTGGTCATATATTGTGAACTGATACAATATACGAACATTAAATTTGAAGAACTATGATGAAATTATAACCCATTCACACTAATGAATAATCTAACTGATGTATCTACAACTATCTATCTATCTACGACCGTTGTTTACGTAATGTGCGCTATATACCGCCACGACCAGGGACATGATCACCGCCATTAAAAATGCGGCACCGCTGTAAGGGGTGCTCGTTAGCCCCGTAAGAGTCACGAAGAGTACCACAACCACAGCGAGGAGAGCGGTACTGAATATATCCGTCGCACCCGACGCCGATTGGAGGGCGAACTTGCTAAAGAGAAGCATTGTCAGAAACAGAATGACGTACCAGGTTGTCTGGCGCGCGTGCTCAGATTCCACACGAAGTCTGGTTCCATTCACATCCACACTGCCATCTTCTAGCATCTCCTCGGCTATGGCGCGTTGCTCCAACAACGACACGTAGGCGCCACGCAACTCCCTATGCCTGGCATTAGTCTTCTGCATTGTCTGTCGTAGTTCCATGTTGTTGTCTGACATGGAAATCAAATGACCTTGGTACCTTGATATGTATAGTATACACGTACAAACAAAGTACAAAGATTAGGTAGTTGTAGAGAGAAACGTACTATTCATTTGTGGAAGAGGAAGAACTACTACTATCGGTGTAATCAGAAAAACTACTATCGCTAGAACCATAATCTGTTGCTGTCCTCGCATCCTTTTTACCACCAGCGAACATCTTGAACATGATTATCAGCGCAACCACGATACCTAAAACCATGAAAAAATTGGACGCATATTGGAGCTTGTACATATCCGTAAGCACCTTGCGCGCGCCTGCGGCGCCGCTATCCTCAGCCTGCTCAAAATCGTGTACGATTCCATTCTCACGAGTCCGCTCCTTCTTAATTTTTACAGAAAGTATATTGTTCTTATCGCGGTAATTCTCAACCGAGCCCTCTACTTCGTTCTGTAGTTCGAACATATTCGACTTAATTGTATTTATCGCTGACAGGTTTCGTGTATACACGTTCTGATACTCCGTGTTGTCTGGGAACAGTTTTGTATTCACATATGCGGCGGACAGGCTAGCGATCTTCGTATTGAACTGCCCATCCAACTCAGCGACTTTGTCGGTGTAGTAGCTGGTCACAGCCACCGTCGCAGCCGTCGCAGCACCCACAGATGAGTTGGGAGCGGGGGTCGGAGTGGTGGAAACTTTATTCGACATTGATGATTATATAAGGTTATGCGTTCGCGGTCGTCCGTCTCGTACACTAGGACAACAAAAACAAATCATATATCTGACTAGGCTATGTATTACAATCAAACACACATATATATTATCAAGTGCGAACAGGTAGTGTGATTAGATGCATGTGCGGTAATATTTCCCGATGATAGCGGTCTTGCTGGGGCGCAGGATCTCACATACCTGTCCAGGACGCATACCGATGGCGACGACCACTGGATCAAATCGAGAGATATCGGGAAACGAACTTATTTTTTGGATATTGTGTGCGAGCATGACATCCTTGATTTCGCTGTCGCGCATGATGCGATGCGGTGGGACGATGCTGTGCGTCAGGATATTGAACTGGAGACGCTTAATGTTCTGCACGATGATGAAGATACCATCCTTCTCCAGGATATGGCGGATCGTGCTCAACACATTCTCACTGGTCTCGTCTTTGGTCACGATCATCAATGTATCATCTTTCTGTAAAACCTCCTCCACGTGGAAAAGGTCATCAATGATGTCCTGGATATATGGCGGACGCAGAGCCTTGTCTAAATGGTAGTTGACATACGTTTTGTGAGTCATGCGCGGTTCTTCACCCGACGTCAATACTGGGGCAGATTTGTCAAAGAGCATGTCCAGTTGATCGGACGCGTGCTTCGCATTTGTATCGGTCAATGTGGAATTGTCGTATTCATGTGTATCATATCCCTGTGCACGCATGAGATCAATCACCGTTTCACGAGACTTATGAATCGTTGATATGAGACTACTGTTGTTCTGCATCGTAAAGGAAATGGGTTGATGTATATAGTAACTGGTTATATTGTTCTATATACATTGGTGGATATGTCATTCAATTTTGGTTATGTTGCTTTATTTATCGGAAAAGGATATCACCTTCTTTGCAGTACTACTATCCTCTGATGCATCTCCATCTTCTCCTTTATCGTCATTATCGCCTTCCGTCTCATCGGGTGTTGGGATCTTCAGTATCCCTAGAGTATCCTGCGTCATTTGTACGGTAGGCGTATTGATGATTATAGATGGGGGATTCTGCTGCGCAGAAGTAGCAGATGGTTGTGATTGTTGCTCTTGAGCACTCTTCTCGCTCTTCTCGCTTTCAACCTGCGCGACGGCATGCATAAGTTTCATTTTATCTTGAGAACCCAGGGCATCAAACTGCTCTTGGATATAGGGGTTCTTTATGTCCAAGTCGCTGTGCGCAGTCAGATCGGGGACGTTGGAGTTGCTCACTGGTTCTGCCATGTACTCTGCTGCAGCGGCGATCTCGGTGCCATCGGCATCATATGATTCTTCGTCCAACTCCTTATTGGTAGGTGGATTCGGATAGAGGGATGGCGGCGACTCAGGTGAATCAGGCCACGGACCCGCTGATTCTAAGACATCACCACTACTACTGAGTGCTTTTGCACTAGCAACAACAGGTGCAGCACGCAAAAGTGTGGCAGGAAGAAGCGCTGCATCACTCTGTTTTATCGTCTGTTTTAGTTCGTTGTTCATCTGTCTAAACAAGGAATCAAGACCCGCATCGTTCTTCAACAACTTGTTCAGGTTGTCCGAGTAGTTCATAGTGAGCAGGTTGTTCACATTCCCAGAAGTGATGATCTTCATATGTATGTTCATCGTCTGCAACTCCTGTAACAATAGCTTGAACGCGTACGGCACACGCACAACGCTGAACGATCGCCCAAACTTGGTCATATTGTCCAGAGTGGGTTGTCCTTCAAACGTGGTGTTGAACCGCAACGGGCCATCGGCATGCGGACTCATCATCAGATTCAACTCGGGATTATATACCGCAATAGCACCTGTCTTGTTACAAATAGCCATCTTGTACTCGTCCGCGCGCTTCATGAATGCATCGTTCAGGAACGATGACGCGCCGTGCGCCATGATCCCGTCGCGCTCCATCTCACCGATCTTGAGACCACCGTCGTTGGCACGCCCCTGAACGGCTTGACGCGTCATCTGCGTTCGCGGACCATCCGCACGCGAATTCACCTTGTCCTTGACCATGTGCTTCAGGCGCATGTAGTAGGTAGGACCGATAAAAATGTCGGAGCTCATTTGTTCACCCGTCATACCGTTGTACATTACCTGGTTACCAGACGAATGGAATCCGTTCTGCACCAACGCCTTACCGAACGCATCCGTGTTCGCTCCCTTCATAGTGAAGGCCGTACAATCCCCGAACCCACCCAGCATGGTCGCAGCCTTACCAATCACCGATTCTAATAACTGACCGATGGTCATGCGCGACGGAACGGCGTGCGGATTGATGATGATATCAGGCACTGACCCGTCGCTCGCATAAGGCATGTCCTTCTCGGGAATGAGTAGGCCAATGGTTCCCTTCTGTCCCGCACGCGACGCCATCTTGTCGCCGATCGCGGGGATGCGTTCCTCACGGACGCGCACCTTGGCGACACGCGTCCCCTCTTCGCCCTCGGTCACGAATGCCTTATCCACGATACCCAGCTGACCCTTCTTGGGAAACACAGATGCGTCCGTGGGATTCTCCATCATATCTGTACTAGAGACTACCTTGCCGATAACCACCTTTGTATCGTCCATCTCCGTCCCCTCACGAATGATACCCAACTCATTCAGATTGTCGTAGTCGTACTTGGGCTTCACGCGCTCCACGTCAGGCACCTTGAGCACATCGGCGAACCGCGTATCGACACTGTCCTTGGACGTCTTCGCGCTCTCCTCGCGCGCCTCATACATGGAGAAATAGGTCGTGCGGAACAGACCGCGATCCACCGCACCCTGATTGATCAGGATAGCATCCTCCACATTGTACCCAGTGTAAGACATGATGGCTACGATCGTGTTCATACCGTAAGGAAGTTCCTCCTTATTAATGTATTTGAGGTAGCGCGACTTCACTAGAGGGATCTGACCGTAGTTGAGCACCACACCCATCTTATCGATGCGCGACTGGAAATTACTATGGTAAAGCGACACTGCTTGACGTGTTTGACCACACGAAAAGGTGTTTCGCGACGACGGATTCTGCTCAGGGAAAATAATTGAGTTGCCGAGCACGCCGAACACGAGCGATGGATGGATCTCCAAATGCGTGTACTGCTTACTCGTCTTCAGGTCTTCAAACGTGGTAGCCAGGTACATGGAACTCTCCTCAGAGGTATCCACATAATCCACTACCGACATCTTACCCTTGAAATGCGATTCAATCGCAGACACGGACGTCATACTATTCGTAGCGTTTGCTATGTTGGCATAGACCGATGGATACATATCCTTGATGTCGTGGTATTCGTCGTATGCGGTGGCACCCACAGCCTTCTCGCCAAAACCACGCACCACATCCATCCAGGAATACTCACCCGACTTCTCCATGATCTTCTTGATGATATCCTTGTTGTCGTAACTGGGCGTACCCGCACGCGTGATGTAGTACATCGGGCGGGTCAACCGACCCGCATCAGTATATATATACAATTCATTCGTGTCATATCTGAACGAGATACTGTTGTAGCTTGGCATCAAACCCGCACGACGATGCAACTTGAACAACGACATGGTCTCCATTGGATTGTCCAGAACACCCGCCCACCGACCGTTCACAAACACCTTGGTGAATGCAGCGATCGTACGCGTGTTTGCCTCGGGTAGAAGTTTCAAGGTGGTCTTCGTGCGCAGCCACGTGATCATGGGTACAGCCGACCCACCGCTAGTGACGCGGGTAGAAATAGCCATGTGCTTGTGTAGCCCACAATTTCCACCGTCAGGAGTATCAATAGGATCAATATAACCCCACTGACTCGCATGTAGCAGACGGGGGCCAGTAACTTTTGCTGTGGGGTCAAGAGGGAGATTGAACTTGCGCAGCTGGGAGATATACGAGTTGTAGGACAATCGGTTCAGATCCTGTATCACACCGACCTTCTTGGTGCGCTCCGTCGCACCCCAGTCGCCCTTGAACGCACGCTGAATACCCCGTCCCATCACATCAGGCTTGAAAAATGCGGTATGGTTTGTCTCGATAAGACTAGTGAAATTGTCTTTGTACTCCTTGTCGTGGTAGTAGAACTCTTTGTCTATGCGCTTCTCGATCTCCATCTTCTGCATGAGATAGTATTCACTGAACAACTGGTACATCAGTGTTCCAGTCAGGTCCACACGCTTGAACATGAAGTTGTCGCGATCCGTAGGCGCATCCGCACCGCGAAACACACGCAAAAGCTTCTTCACCATGTGGCCCACGAAGTAGGCCTTGTCTGTGAAGTTTCGGGTTCCCACATGAGGAATGAAAAAATCCATGAGGATCTCTAACACACCATTGATCGTGCGACGCTTAGTGAACTCCTTTATGTAGTGTAATGCCGCTTCCTGGGAGAACACCTTACCCGCGTCGTGCACAGAAGGTATGAATAGATCTATATAGTCCGATTCGGCTTCCAGGTCCAGGAGACAGTACTCAATGATCTGTTTGTCCGACACCACACCCAGTGCGCGCATAAGCACGAACAGGGGGACGGGGATGCGCACGTTGGGTACCATGATCACGATGTTCAGGTTGGAATGAGTAGGTGATGGCGCCACCAGGTTTACAGAAGAGGTACGAACGGGTTTGGACGGGTCCTCTGATACCGAACGAATCTCAGCAGAGAACTTGTACTTGCTATCCTTGTGATGCTTCTTGATGTACATCATATTGTCGGCAAACTTCTCTTGACCCACTATCACCTTCTCCTTGCCATCAATGATGAAATATCCACCAAAATCGTGGCGACATTCACCCATGTTGTAACGGGTCTCCTTGTTCAAAGAACGAAGCACACACATGTTTGAGTGCAACATGATGGGTAGCTTGCACAAAAACACGCGATCGAGGGTGATCATGCGCTCCATCTTCTCACCCTTCTCGTAGTAGAACATGTCAATCACGATGTCACAGTACATGCTTACTCCGTATGTCATGTTTCGCAGTCGCGCCAAGTTAGGGTACATTAGTTTGACGTCCTCCATATTGTCGTCGTCATAGATAATTGGCTTGCCACGGTACACCTGTTCGCCTGTGCGACCACCCATATATATCTTACATTCATACGCTTCCTGCTCCGTATCTACACCCTTCTTGTTGGCGGAGGTCTTATCCAATTTTTCAATAAAACGTAGAGGATTGTTATCCTTAAGAACCTTCTTGATGTCATTGTCAACGAACGCGTTATACGAGTCTAGGTGATGCGCCACGAAATTGTACGGATTGTCAGTGAAGTACTTATCTATCAGCTTCCATGCGATGTCGTCCATACTGATGATATACTATATACAGTACTATCTTCTTATATTTTTACTACGCTAGTATGCATTAATGTGTTACTGTATTACTGCATCATTACATATAGGTTTGCATGTCTATGCACGCGAATGTAATGAGACGACTGGTAGCTTAGTTTTTATTAGTTGGCATATTTTCCTTGGTCGCTGGACGGTGTAGGCTGGTGTCGAATCCACCATACATCTCCTTGATTCTCCGAGCCTTATCAGAATCATTGCCAGTATTGGTATTGGTCTTGGTAGCATTCCCAGGTGCATTACCTTCGACGAACCCCTCGCGTTCATTCTGTTTTCCACCAGTGAGCATGAGGATGCCCAGGATCACAAAGATGAGAATAAAGGGGAACAGCACTAGGAGCCAGGCGAGACGCTTGTTATTGTCTCTGCAGAGTAAATTGATAACGTATACCCAGAAGGCGATGTATAATAACTTGAACGCAAAAATGAGCATGACGCTCGGCACATTCGCGCTAAACGATCCGCATCTGTATTTTGAGTTATCGAAACTCTGACAATTCTGAAGGATAGACAGCGCGATACCGACCAAAGATATGTACAAGTAGAACTTTGCTGGACGACACAACTCATCAATCTTCATATGCTTGAACATTCTGTATTCTGTACTATACGTGTATATAATAGTACAGGATGTAATATGGATGGATGATTATGCCGTTCGCAGAATCTCGGAGATCGTGATTCCGCTATCGAGCTGACCCTTGTATGGGAGAGGACTGGCGTCGGCGGAAACGCCATTGATTGCGTTCATCGTATTTCCCATTCCGCTCGTCATGGAACGAGACATGTTGGTAATATCGGATGGTATCCACGAGCTAGGGCCCATCATGGAGACAGGAGCAGTGCTACCACTACCGCTGCCGCCGCGCAAGGAGCGTGCGCGTTTATACCGTCTATGAGCACGCCTGGGCGCACGCCTCGTCTTACGACTCTTGCGGCTCTTGCGAGTCTTGCGAGTCTTGCGAGCATGAGGTCTAGTACTCTTAGTGTGTCGACGCTTATTCTGTCCTCGGGTTGATCTTCTAAAAAGCTTCGCCATTCAAAATACGCAGTATAGTGTACGTTGAGATAATAACAAAAAAATACAATATCAACACGAACAGATTACTCTATATCAACATGTGTGAGCATATGTCGTCGACAACACATCTTCGTTAGCCCGAGCTCGTCCAGAACCTCGCCTTCGGGCGTCTTCGCCGTGTTCTCCTTTGTCAAGTACAATAGGCGATCCACATCGATACCTTTATTGAGCTTCTTCTTTCTGACTTGTTCCAAATAGAACTGGTACTTGTCGGCGAGAACCTCTCCACATGATACGCATTTGACTGGTATGATCATTGCTGTAGTACTGTACGATAATTATGCTCTCTATATGTCCGCGCATGTAGGTCATTCAATTTTGCGGGACGCGATGACTCTCTCTCTCTACATATGAGTTATATTAGCATTTGATGTGATATTGTTTTCTCTGTCTAGTATACTTACTATATCAATACAAAGCGATCTATGCTTACAAAAATATTGTTAATACTCATCGCGATTATTACAATTCTCATAGTACTTGGAACGCATACGCTACAGTACGCCGATCACGTCGACCTTCGAGCTCTGGCGTTTTCGATATTTCCGAAGGCGGTGAAAACGACTACAGACGGTCAACACAATGATAAATCAGTCGAGGGTATGACACATCAACGCAGCGAACCCGACAAGAAGAGCGTACATGCAGCTGATCCCGATTCCGAACTGAAGTCGTCCTCCAAATCGTCATTTTGCTCGTCAACGCCAAATGACAAATCAGAACTCGAGAGAAAATGCGGCAAACTAACTGCAAAAAACTGCAAGGATATCGATTGCTGTCTGTTACTGAACGGAGCTCGATGCGTCGTGGGAGATGCGGACGGTCCTACGTTTGCTAGTGATCACCTGTCGTCTTCGACACCAGGCGATGATTTTTGGTACTACAAAAAGACTTGTTATGGGAAGAAATGTCCGTAATTATTGTGACCATATGTGACGCAATATAGTATAATCTCATATACTATATTGCTATTTATTATTATCAAAATCCATATTGGTTCCATTACAAATTTATTGTCAGGAAATACCATATACACCCTTGAAGATTTAAAATGGGACAAAATATAAAAAAGATATAAAAAGATATAAAAATATAATTTATTAGATAAATATGTCTATTGCTGTAGAAACTGTTGCTTTAATTGATGTCGTTGGTATGATAGGAAGTGGTTGGTATTATTATTCTTATGTCAAGGATAGTCCTTCTCCCCCGGAAGAACCAAATATTATTATGAAATGCCTATTTCCAGGTTGTGTAGTATGTGCACATCAAGGTGCTGATAATCCAAAAGATATTTTAGGTGTATGCTGTTTTGGTAGTTTTTTTACAGTGCTTTGCTGGGAACCTAAAAATTCGGGGGGAGGGAAAGTATATGCTACTACATAAGGACAAACTTAAAAAAACTTACCTATAATTTGTCCCATTTTAAATGTTCAAGTGTGTAAAATAATCGTATGACTATATTAGAACTACTATGAAAAAGATTAAACTTGATTATTCAAATACCATTTTTTACAAAATCCATTGTAAAAACCCAGACGTGAAAGATATTTATATTGGTCATACCACAAACTTCGTTAAACGCAAATATGTACATAAACACAGCTGTATAAATACAAACTCAGCGAATTCTAAGTGTAAAGTGTATACTATTATCCGTGAGTTTGGTGGGTGGGACAACTGGAAAATGGAAATAATCGCATGTCATGATTGTGCAGACCATTATGCAGCCCGAGTTATAGAACAGAAATATTTTGAAGAATACAATGCAACTATGAATAGTGTTGAGCCGATCCCAAAACCAAACTTGAATGCCAAATCATTTAGTTGTACTGCTTGCGATTTTGTATGTAGCAAATCCCATGATTATGACCGACATATAGACACAATCAAGCATAAACAGAGAGCATCTATCATGTACACAACATCTAAAAATATATTCTATTGTGAAGCATGTAAGTTCTCATGTACCAAAGATAGCCGAAGAATGCGTCATTTGTCTACAGTAAAACACAAGAAGCGTGTGGATGTCAGGACTCCTTCAATAACTAATTCGTCTCAATGCGAACCATGTGATGTTATATGCGGTAATAAATGCGATGATGATGTTAATATACCGACACCAATCCATATCACATATTCCGCCAAAAAAGGTCCGAAACCCGTTCCAAATGTCGTAAATGATTCAGGATTCGCTACGATAATGCAGTGCGTTCATACAATGATGGCGACGCAAGCGGAAGCACATGCCTTGCAAATCTCAGCGATTCTTGGATCACATGTGGAGGCATTCAGGGCACAAACGGATGCGCACGCGGCGGCGGCAGCCGAGCAGACGCGTCTCCTCATCGAAGCTATCAGTACATATGGGCGCATACCATCACGAACACCAACCAGTTCAACCTGAACTTCCCAGAATCCCACAAATCAGAGAGTTCCCACCTTATCAAAAATTTGTAAAGTCGAAACCAACTCAGCTTTTTGAGAAAACGACATTTATTTTTGTCACTTTTTCAAAATCCATATTGGTTTCGAGTTTTCGATGT